TTCTTAAAGAATGATTTTAAAAACTTAACTTTACTTCTATGTGAAAGTGGATTTTTTTGTTTGTCGTTTGAATGAGATGAAAATAGGAGTGCATCTCCATAACCTTTTGCAACTGAACTTAATCTATTAACAAGTTTCTCATGTCCAATAGTAGGTGGATTAAATCTTCCAAAGGTAAACACTGCACCTTTTCGTTTTTGTTCACTTACAAATGAGTTGAATGTTTTCATAATTATCCTATGGTATCTGCACCTTTTTGAATTGCTTTCTTTTTAATTTTTGCTAGTTCTTTTGATTTGACTTTAGGTAACATTTTCTTTGCAATTTTTTGTATTGCAGCTTTCTTTTTCTCTAATCTTTTTTCAATGTCTTTTTTTGCACCCATTGATAAATCTTGATATTTTTTATTCTTTAGAATCTTTTTGATAAGAAAATTTCTTGCAGCTCTATTTGCTTTCTTTTTCAATTTTTTTGGATCCATGATTGCTTTCTTCATGGCTTTCTTTCGTTTCATGAGTATCTTTGCTTTGTTTTTTCTAAATGCAGCTCGTTTCTTCATACGAGTCTGTAGTGAGTCTACTTCTAATATGACCTCTTCGTTTCTTACATTACCAATCGCATCTGTATATGCTAACGTCATTGGTAATAGTTTGTCAATTGGTAAATCTATCTGTAGTGCTGTAACTTTCATTTTAGGATCGACCAACACAGCAGACAAGAATCTATGATGACCATCTATGATTCTGTTATCTTTAGATATAACATAGAAATTATTTTTTGACGATGCGAAATCTCTAGTACCTTGAGCACCAAAATTTGCTACATTTTTAATTGACTTGTCGAAATAGATTTGTTTTTGAATAGGTTTTAGATTGCCTACTGATACTGATCGTATTTTAACATCAACTTTATCATCGTCTTTGTCACCGTCTCTGAGACCGTGTGTAACCCATTGTTTACCTATTTTAGTGTCTAGACCTTGTGGAAATGGATCGTTAGGCACATCGTTGTCTGCAAATGGTGATGATATGTCTACCTTACCTTGTGATAATCTTTTCTGTAGTAATTTGATATCTCTGTTATCAATAACAGGCATATCTTTTCTTTTTGCAAAACCACCCTTTGCCATTTTTTGGGCAAACTTATAGTTTTTTTCGAAATCTGGAATCTCTTTGTTTATGTCAAAATCAGGATATTTCTTACTGACATACTCTCTTGCTTTGTCTACTTTAGTAGATACTAACTCATGTGTACCTGCACTTGCACCACCAGCTTCGTGTATAATTTCTTCTTTCTTTATGTTGGGGTGATCTGGATTTTTGTAAGGTGTCTTGCGCTTGCCATCTTTATCGTAATTGCCAGACTTCTTCTTAGCAATTGCGATTGCGGCTTGTTGTGCTGTAAACTCCTTAAACGTCTTCATATTACTATTTATCCCAATTCTTTGCTACTGTAAAGTTGTTGAGACTGAACTCCATACGGTCAACTAGTTTGACTGCTTTACCTTCTTTATCAATTGCGACATATCCTTCGGGATTTACCACTTTATAACCATTACTTGTTTTTACAAATGTACCAATAGACTTGACTCTGTTTAATGAATCAACAATTATCTTTTTAGACTCTACTAGACCTCTCTGAAAGTTTACTAAAGCTTTGATTGTAACTTTTAATTTTCTAAGTTCTGCTAGAGATTGTTGTTTGATTTCTTCTTTGATCTTTTTTGTTTTTTCCATTTTGACTTTAGCAATAATCTTGTCGTCAAAATACTTCTCTACATATTTTAAATAGTCTTCGTATTTTGGATCAAATTTGCCTGATCTTATCTTTGAATTGACATATGTTTTGTATGATGCACCGACAGCACCCTTATCTGAAAACATCTTCATTATCTTATTGAACTGATCTAAGTTGTTTTTCTTTATGTTTCTAAACTCTTTACCTACTGCGGATAGATTTTTAGAAAGTAATACTGATTCTTTTGCAGTCATAGAACCATTACCTTGGACATCTTGGTAGGAAGCATCATGCATCCATATATCTCTACTTGAGCCCAAGGATGAGATATCAGCACCAAAGCTGGCATTCAATTCCTCTATGGAACTTCCTGTATATGTGGTGTGGAAAACAATGCCTAATTTAGCACCCATTATGCTATTTGCCAGCGGCGAACCAACCAGAGCTGCATACTTGATAGTATTAGGTTGAAATGTGACGTAATCTAATTTACCAATAGTCTCTGTTTCTTTATCACTATCTGTAAACATAAGATCACCTTGAAGTATCTTATCACCCCATGATAACTTTGATAGATATTTAAATGACTCTAAGAATTTAGATTGGAGATCACCTGTGAGATCGTCTTTGATCTCTTGTTCAGTTGTATAGAATTTAGGTGTCTTGTTGAATAAAGATTTCTTGGCGATGAAGAATCTACCATCTTCTGGATGTTTACCAACCCATAGAGCAGGTGCACCATCCCATTTTACAGTCATGTTGACTCTCTTAGAAGAATTGCCTTTCAGCATATCTCTAAGTTCTCGTAAAAAATTTATAGATGCACGACCACCATCAATACCATTATTGATGATTTCGTCTTCAAGATGTTCTAAGTGTAAATTTTTGACTGCCATATAAAGTAGTATAACACAAATTAGTGTGTAATACTACTATTTATATAGAATTAAAACGTGAATTATACTTCAGGTGGTGGGTCACCAACAGGTGCTGAACTTTCAGAATCGGTAATACCCGCGGCGATTTGTGCATCAATATGGTCAATTTGTTCTTGGAATCCATTGATGATGCCTTGCATTCTTGTTACATGTTCTGAAAGAGTTTCACTGTCATCAAATTGTGGACCACCATTGTTTATCCAATCGTTCCACATTTCATATACATGTCCACTTGATACGTCTGGGTTATCACTTCTCCATGCATTCCAATAACTGGTGCCTCCACCTGTTCCTGTGTATGAATAGTTTTCAGTGTTACCTTCGGAATCTTCCCATGTAAAATTCCATGTTTGCTCATCATCATGTCCATTTAACCAATCGATTTGACGTTGAGTTTTACGTTGTTCTTCTACTAATTCTGCTTTAAGTGATGTATAATCGGCCATATTATCTCCAATAATACTATTATTTAGTTTTTTGAGAGTGGGGACTGACTCAATTTTGAGTCTAATTTTGATATTTTTTTAGTGAGATTGTTTATAGCAACATCATCACCATTCTTTTTTATTTCTTTGAGTTGGCGTTTGAGTTCAACTTTTTTAGTAATTATATCTATTACTTGATTCGACTTCAATGTTTTCATAAGTTCTCTGAACAGACATTGTATGCTTCTGTTCCATACCAGATTTCACCTGTACTTCTGTTGGTACATTTTTGTGATTCACCATAATTATTCTCTTCACTATATGACCAATCATTTGTCTCGATTCTATGTGAATCGGTTTCATACAACATGAATCTATTGTTTACTATACTATTTATATCAACTTTAATACTTTGTAATTCATTATAAATCTCTTCTAATTGATATACATCTAATACTGACAATTGGTACGATGGGTCATAATCTAGGTAAGTGTTAGATGAATTTGAGATATTGATACTATAACCTTCAGTAATATGAAACCTGATTGTTCTCTGATTTGTGTCCACAGCAAATCGAGTTATATTCCAATCTGCCCATGTACCAAAATCTATTTCACCTTCTGAATCGTTTACTGTAATTTTTACTTTCTGGTCAGAAAATAGTGGTTCTCTTGTCTCTGCAACTGAGTTCTCTGATAGATTACCATGTATTGATAGATTTGCTAGTGATATGTCATAAACATCACCATTCGCATCTAGGAGTTGTCCTGTGCTATTTGCAATTAAATCGTGGTAATGCATTTGTGTATAGATATCCCATGGTCCATATGTAGTATGATTCAGATTGTTATAGATGTTAAACGTTACTGTATCAAAATCTTGACCTGACATGATAGTATCAATCAGTCCATGGTCTACAGGTGCTATAAATGATGTGTTATATTCTGCCTCTAAAAGGTCATTAACTGTATAGATTGTCGTTAAAAAGTCGACAACTTTCTCACCGACTGCTTGTAACTGAGTATCGCCAGATGCGATATAGTCTTCATAGAGTGTTGTTGCTGACATTTGCCAACGTGATGTGAGTTGAGTCATAACTTGTATGACTTCTTCTGTTACTAAGTAACCTAAATCATTTGCTTCAGTATCGCAACCATCTGCTACAGTGATATTTGTTGTTTTGAATCTGTCAACGAAACTTAAGAATAAAGTCGTAAAGGGTGTAACGTTTGCTCTATCACTTGGATTATGCACTTCTGGAAAGTGATACATTGTGTAAGCATTCTCTACATACCCTCTATCAGAATCGTATGCTCCTACGGGTACCTGTGCGATTCTAGGGCGACTATAGGCACATGATACACTAAAGTCATTGACTGCTGTAAAGTCTTCTACAAGAAAGTAGTAATCGCCTGTATCTGAATTGTAGTATGCTGAAGGTTCACCTTCGTCTTGTAATAAATTATAGTTCATATCATAGAAGACATTTGCACCTTCTATGTATCCATCGATTACTTTAGTATTGCCAAATGATGTTGACGTTGTTGTAGGTGGTGTACTTTGTATCTCTAAAGTACCAAGTGGTGCAACACTACCACCCCCACCACATGCTGTAAGAACTAGCATGATTGTTAGTATATAAAAACTTCTCATAATTACTCCATTATAATAGGAATTGTCAATGGAGTCAATAGGGATTTGGCCTGCCAGGTAGGATTCGAACCTACGA